ATTTTTCTACACAGTATCAGAGTTTTATACATTTTTGGGGACTATCGCGGGTCATATGGAATCACGTGGTCAAGATTTTTTTTCACTCAGAACGTGCCCTTGTACCGGGGCCCCTGTGCCACTTTCATGCTGAGCTTCTGGAACAGGTCGGCTGCCTGTCGGTTGGTCAAGTTGTTGACGGATACGACGGGCGAGGATGCCCTGCCCCGCAAGCGCTCTCGGACGGCGTTGACGGTGGCATAGTCTCTGGCGGTCTTTCCGTGGACGTTCGGGGCTGCCGCATAGTTCTTGAACTGCTTGCCCACGGGCAACTTGCTGTTGATGATCCTGGCGACCCTGTTGATCGCGTTGCTGGTGAGGGCGTGCTTGGCCGCCACGTGGGGAACGCAGTGTCCCCGACTTCCGGTGGCACACGGCATGATGTTCGTATGTTTGGGAGCCTCGTTGACGAGATGTCTGAGGACGTCGAAATGATCGTCGTCGTTCATGACGAGGGCGACTTTGGCGGCGAACGCCACCAGCTTGTTTCCCTCCTTGTCGAAGGGGGTGGTGTAGTAGGATGCCGGGACCCGCGCCAGGTTCCTGAGGATGGTGATGTTCCCGTTGATGATCGCGGTGGCGAACGGAAACTGGTTTCTGTTGCGTTTCACTTTATCGGTCAAGGAGTTCGTGAGCATCGTCTTTGCGGCCATTTCGCGGTTGCCGTTGGTCTTTTGTGTGGATTGTCTGACCGCGGTGACTTGTCGCCTTGCGGGTTGTCCGGCCTGTGTGGACGGTCCGGCACCGGTGGTGGTCACGAAGACACTCCCCGTTCCCCGGGGCGGTGGAGCATTGGCCGCACGTTTCCTCACGGTCGTGGTCCGTTTCATGCGCTTGCTGTTGTTGGTTCGTGCGAATGGGTTCGTCATGGGTGGTGCAATCCGGCAACATTTTTTTTTGCGCGGTCGCCCAGAGCTCGAGATCGTCGGCGAAGAGTCGACGCAGGAGGCGCTCTGTGAATGGTGATATCGTGACATCGTCACGATATGTCGAGATGTTGACATCTTTCCACATCGCCGGATCGTAGTCGATGCCCAGCGATTGGAGAGCGTCGAAGGTGGCCTGTTTGAGCGACGTCGACGGATGGTTGAGCACGACGTGGACCCGCGGGTCGTCGAGATGCTCAGACCGTATCCACCAGAGCTCCAGACGCAAGGGCGCGATGGCCACCTTCTTGGATCTGTACGAGTGGTTGGTGCTGCGCATGCCCGGTGGCGAGGAACAGGCTCGATGTCGCGACTTGTTCTTCGCGCTCTGGATACCCGATATTTTGCGGGTCTCTTCTGCTGGATAAAGAAAAAAGTAATCATACCCTATATCATGCCAACTCCCCGCGACCCAGAGCTGTACGCCAAAATCAAACGACGTGTCCAAAAACAGTTCGGACGGTGGTCCGCCTACGCCAGCGGCTCACTGGTCCAGCAATATAAAAAGGCTTTTCGAGACAAACACGGACGTGACCGGGCCTATATCGGAAAGAAATCCACCAACGACCCATTGACCACCTGGTTCCGGGAAAACTGGACGGACGTCAAGACGGGCAGGCCGTGTGGTAATGCCAAGACCGCGACACATTATCCAACGTGTCGCCCTCGGAAGGCGTATGTGGCACTCAGCAAGACCCAGCGCACGCAGATGGTTCGACGAAAACAACAATCTGGTCCCAAGACCGCGTCGTACGACGGCATTCTATAGATCGTATATCCGACACTCGGTGTCGCTGGGGTTCTCGACACACAACGTATCCTGCACGACCTCGACGCATCTCAGTCGGTGAACAACTCTCGACAGTTCGTCGACCTCATCCCAAGCGACGCGGCACTCTCGTGCCTTGGGGTCGGATGCACACACTCTGGACGCTCGATGGATGGCTCGATCGAGGCTGTGGCGCGTCTGGGACAGCTTGGTCGGTGTTGAGACGTGTCGAATGGGGCTGGCGGGCATGGTACTACACTCACGCGCGATTTTTTTTTGATCCATTGTGGCTTTGGTCCTGCCCCCTCGATCCATTGTTTGATTTCCCCCATTGGAGTCTACACAGAAGAAAAGTCTCTCATGGGTGGAAAAATCTACCTATCTGAAAATAGATGAACTACCTCTTCATTTTGCTCGTGGTCGTGGAATACGCCTGGAAAATACATACGCAAAGCGGCAGTCAGCAAATCGAGAATAGATTTGGTGACCCGAAGGTCTGGTGATTTTTCAGACACGCTCAACGCGTCATATTATTGCAGATTTCAAGATTTCTACGATATTTACGAGCTGTATGCAAGGCCTCCCATTCCTGAAAGGATGCGCAAGACGTTGTATGATTGTGCATAGACCAACAAAGAGGTCAAGTTACCTTCGGCGTTGGCGTAGATTATATCATCGGTGGTAATTGCATTTGCTGGGTCGGTGGTGGCCACGGAGGCAGCCTTGGTAGTCACAACGAGAGTTGCGTTGTCGATTCTGCAACAAATAATAATATATGTCAGCCACACATGCTATGTTTGGATTCAATATGATACAACATACCTTGAGAAGTTGCAAGATCCCGATGGCTGCACATGCTCGTTGGAGCGGAGTCCAAAGTGATATGAATATACCCCCGCGGCTGGGGCTGGAGCTGGTGCCACATGCTCGAAGGGTTGGACCTTGTTGAAGTAGGCACCGTGCCTACTGTCGAACCTGTCATGTCCATTCAGCTGCAAACGTGCCTCTTTAAGTGGGGCAAACTTGTCAGAAGTCTCTCCTGGAGCCTGGGTGGTGTATTTTCCGTGGATTCCGCCCTTAATGACCCAGGACAAGACGCGAACTGGGTGGTTCAAGGACAGACGCACGTTGTGGGTGCGAGCAGAGGACCCTGGGGTCACGCTCTCGGCACCGGTATGCTGAAGGGTGGTGATCAAGTACTGCACACATACAAAAATCAATGTTATCAATGTCCATGGACGATACAAGACAACGGAGACAAACAAAACAATGGAGACACTCTAGACAACAACGTACCTCGTGAGACTGCTGAGAGAATCTCTTTCTTTCTTCCTGCAATACAACACAAAAACACCAACATGAGACAGTTATAGATGTATGCAGTTACGAAAAATGATGAACGTACCGTATCGAGGTAGACAAATGTGGAGAACAACTGGCATGTTGGCTCGACGGAAGAGTCGACACCACAGCTTGCCATGGCAGCGGCACTCTCGAACAAGATGTTGATCTTAACCTCGTGGTATTGAAGGGCAACCTGCATGACAAAACAACGTATGAGAAGATATATTCATGTTTCGATATGAGACAATACGGGAACGTACCAATGGCAATGCCAATCCTGGGGCCTGGTTGTAGAAGAAGATCAATGGGACGTAGAACCTCTTGGTCACTCCCATATCTCCTCCGGCGGTAGTATCGTCGAAGTCGACCATAGATCTGTAGGTAGTCTTCTCGGATCCAGATCTGTAGAGCTCGTCGTAGACGCGGAACCAGTCGCTGTAGATTTTATCCACGCGCTGTCCTCCGATCTCGATTTCGATCTCCTTGAGAAGGGCCTCAGCTGGGTAGTAAGAGGCAGCAGTGTTGCTCTTCTTCAAGGTGATTTCGAGCCACTGACTTGTCAACAAGTCACCATTTCTGTATGCAAAAATAAAAAGAGTATGAGCATTTACCGTTATCGAATCAAGACAGATAGACGCCCGTATGGGTACAAACTACATACCTTGGAATGGTGCATGAGACGCGCTTTCCGTATCCCACGGTTCCGTTGAAAGTACATTCAATACTTTCCAAAGCGAATGAAGTGTATCTGCGATACACACTCTTCCAGAAACTGATGGAAGCATTTCCGGTCACTGCACAAGAAACATGAATATATTACAAGGTGGGGTGGTCACAGAAGGAAGTCACAGATGAACACGTACGGTAAATATCCTGAGAACCATAACTGCGAAGCATACATGAAATTGAGTTAGATATGGTCGATATCGTCGAACATTCTTCAAAAAATCACGTACGCTACGAGTTGAAGGAGACCGCCAGACATTGATTAAGTAGTTGTTGTTAGAAAGACCGATAAAGGTAGTATGGTGAAAGAAAATAATTACGGATAAAATCCCTCCCGAACGTCATCCTCTGGGGTTTTTTTATTCTGGCGTGGTACAGTATGATACTGATGCTCGTTGTCACAATTGTGGTCCTGTTTTCGCTGGCGTTCAAATCCTACGCCTCCTCGCCCACCGTCATCGAGTGGCGCTCTCTCACCCAGGAGAAGGCGTCCCCGCAGGAAGCCGTGGCGCTGACGAAAAATGTGCTGAAAATGTAATCTTACATTGGTGCATGCATAGCGTCTCATTCAAAGCTAATGTCGACTTTAGTGCCGTGCACTCTGTATTTTCAGATGCAACAGTCCTGGACGCCGTTCATGGTCGCGGGATGTGGAAGTTTACCGGGTGGACAGCCCAGGAGGACGGGACGTACACCAGGACCGGCAACGTGAAAGGGGTTCAAGTTCCGGGATTCGCCCGGTGCTTCAATAAGGGCAAGAAGCATGTCATATGCCGCGTGACCCAGCGGTACATCCCAGGAGACGAAAAATCCGAGATTGTCTCGACCATGCACCCAAAGCATATGGGCCACGATCTCGCACGAAATGTGTCCCGATTCGTAATGTATCCGTATTCCGAGGGAACCTGTGTTGTCACGGCATCATTCACTAACTCAACAACGCTACCACACCCACTCTCGAGTATGGCGATCGATATCATGGACGACATGTCCAAAGAGACCCTGGAATACTTACAGGACGCAATCGCTCTGGAAAAATAATCTGCATCTATAAGTATAGACGTATGTACAGTGACGATCTCAAAAAAGTGCTCTTTCAGTGCTCCACCAACAAGGTGATCGGTCGGTTCTTCAGCGACCGAAATATCGAATACCTCCAGACCATGATGCGCAGGGCGATCAAACAGAAGCTCGATGTGGTGATTGATCGCCAGAGCGATCAGGAATTGGTGCAGGTCATGCGTGCGATGTACTCGATGCGCGGAAACCCACGTCCGGATGACATCGGACAGGAGGTCGATCGGCTCAATACCATTGTCCTCGAATGGGTCATTCCGCACCTGGTGGTCAACATTCGCGCGCACTACGGATACCTCCGTGATATCTCCAATCCGTACCGGCTCCTCGAGCGACCGAAATACGCAAGCCTCAAGGGAGAACAGACAGTGCAACTGTTTCCGACTAGAAACGAATAAAAAATCATGTTGCCCCGTGTTAGGACGATATGACCAACTGGATATTCATCACCGCGTCGCTGTTTCTTGCCTTCTTCTTCTACATCACGTGGGGCGCGTGGCAGGGATACTTTTCACCGGTGCTCCCTCCGTCACAAGACCCATCGCAACTCACCACGCTTCAAAACCAAAAGGCAGCGCTTCTCGACACTGTCCAGACCGCCAAAGATGCCTTGTTTGATTATGAAAACAATACGGCCGAGAATCAAGCCAAAATAGCCGATCTGCAGCGCGCCATACAGACCCTCATGGACGAGATCAACCGTCTGACCACACAGATTGCCGCGCTCCAGGACGAGAATGCCACGCTTCGCAAGGGGCTCAAGGAGGCCCTGGAGCAACTGGATATCACGCGAAAGCAACTGATGCAGTGCAGGACCAGGGAAGAGGCCCGACGGCTCAGCAAACAGTACTGCGACACGACCCCTTCGTCCAACATGTTGTTCTAAAAAATATAATGGTGCCTCATATCATGATGACCTCGATTGCCAGTATCATACTGGTGTGCCTCGTCCTATCCTATGGTCTGTGGATCCTGTGGAACCGGGGCGCAACGGAACCCACAGCGGCACCCACAACACCGACAGCTGTAGATTCGAGATCCGTACAGTCACTGACACTCGAGAATAAGGATATCGATCGACAACCGGTCGACCTGGGAACGATTTCGTCTCGGCAGGCATCGACGGTAGATGCTGAATTCAAGATGCTCGAGTTTGCGTTCGAGCCCAAACTCCTCCCTGGAAACGTCCCCGACGCGAGCACCAAGCTCGTGGTCAAACCGTCTGGATTTGCACCGTTCAAATTTGTCGGATGTGAATCAACAGGCTACTCGGTCCGGTGGATGGGTCGATATCTCACTCTCGATTCGTCCTCGTCGCTGCGATGGTCGACGGAAAAACAGGAGCCCAATTCATGCTTCCAGATCACACCCGGTTACTGTAATAGCACCGAGTACATCATGCTGCGGTCCCTATTCAATCGACACTTTGTGCGTGTCGACGGCAACACAAAGAAGCTCATATGTGTCGATGGTCCGACAAGGAACAACAGCGATCAGTTCTGTTGGAAATTGACCAATGACGCGCCACAAAAAATGCCGTGTGGACCGCAATTCCTCCCAGACTACGGTAGGGTGGTCAATATTCCATGTTCCATCAAGGCGACACCCCCGTGTGGCGACGCGACCCCTGGATTCAAGTCTGCGTGCTGCCTCAGGCATCCCGATGATGCGACGTGTGCTGGAAGCGTGTTCCGCGAAGTCATGGGACGACCCATCGCCGAGGCGGCACTGTATATCAAGACACGGCATCCAGGACTCACCATTAAAAAATGTGAGCGGACCGATCGCGTGTGCAACGCGCTGAAACCCTTCCCAGTATACGACGAGAACACGGTGGTGCTTCCATACGACAAAAAGTTTGGCATCGTTTCTGGACCCGCATTCCGATTCATTTAAGCAATATGCGGACGTACATTGGATCAATATTTCGATGGAAAAATTGCACGAGCCATCTTTCCATTCTGTTTCTGAACGGATTTTTCGACTATCGCAGGTCACGCCACCTGTTTTTGTATATTTTGTAAAATGTCTTTGAATATGGGAGATGGCCGGAAAGTCTCTGGTTTCCGAGCCTGAATCGTCCCGATAGCATCGTCCACAGAAAAGTCCCGATAGATGATCAAGTAAGCTCCAACTACGGTCGCACTGCGACTCACCCCAGCATGACAGTGCACGAGCACGCTCTGGTGGGATTCCGTCAGGACGGTGTGAATCTGCTGGGCCACGATCCTGAGATGCTGCTGGAACAACGACTTCCATTCGGGATGGTCGTCAATGGGAATTCGGTATGTTGCTATATCGTCACGGAACGGGGAGGGGACGTGTCGAGTGCAGTTGACGATGAGACCAATGTTGTTTTCGCGCATGAAGGATTCGTTTGTGGCGGTGGAATGACCGCCGATCCAGACCCGATCCAGGACCTGTCGAGGAGGAAATACCATACAATACGCAGAGATGATTTTCAACAAGTTTTTTTTCTCGGTCTACAGAAGAACCATGGGAGGAGGCGCTCTAGCACAGCTCAGTCTCGTTGGGCAACAGGATTTGATCCTTCATGGATCAAGTCCGGACGTGACCTTTTGGCGTTTGCAATGGAAGAAACCCAGTATGTTTAGCATGGAGAGCATCCAACAAGCCTTTCAAGGCGACGCCACCTTTGGGCGCAAGGTGATTTGCCCCATCACCAAGTCGGGAGACTTGCTTCACACGTGTTTCCTCCAAGTCACGCTTCCCGATCTGTCAGACTATGCCATAGACGGTGGTATTCTCGCCAATACGACCTCAGAGACACCGGGCATTTTTACCGCGCGATGGAAATCGTCCACGCTCGCCAAGGTCGAGATCGTTCCCTTGCTGACCGATGCGATTCGACACGAGATTATGGTCTCGGATGGAACGACAGACGTTATTCTACTTGTGGGTGACGACCGCACCGTCGAGATTCCGGGTCTCGACAACACCAAAACGTACACGGTCAAAGCGCGTCACGTCACGGACGGTGGAGATGGGGCATGGAGTGCCGCAACATCGATTGTCAGTTTACGGTGGACCAATTCCATGCATGCCCTGATTCGAACATGTGATTTGGAGATTGGTGGCAGTCGTATTTCGAGACATACCGGGACGTGGATGGAACTGGTCAGCGAGCTGGAGCTTTCCGAAGATAAGCAGGCTGGGTTCAATGCCATGGTAGGTAAGTATCCAACCTATGATCTCTACGACCACAGCACCGAGGGGGGGACCTTTTTTGTTCCCATTCAATTTCCCTTTTGCAAGCAAGCTGGTTTGGCTATCCCGATCATTGCCCTAACCTACAGTCAAGTCAACCTGGTGTTTGATTTCCGCGACGCTCTCGAGATGGTTCGGTCCACAGTGGAAGTACCCTCGTTGCTGGACCGCACAGGGAAACCCCCCGAAGCCACCATCAATCTGTATGCGACATTCGTGTACTTGTCGACCAGTGAGCGACGCGTGTTTGCCAGCGGCAAGACCCTCGAGTACGTCTTCCAAGACGTCCAACATCATGGAGACGTACCGATGATTGTGTCGCCACAGGAGCAACCCTCACTATCGCGCAAACTGAACCTGGACTTTGCGCACCCCACCGCAGAACTCATCTGGGTGTACAATCGCCAGTCGGCCTACAACGCAGGTATTCCGAGAAGTCAGTACGCGCGCGACGGAAACGATTACTTCAATTGGGACGCTCCCGCTGGAACACGTGTCGATCCAATCGAAAGCGCTGTCATTCACATCAACGGACACGAACGATTTTCCAGGCGCATCGGTAAATATTTCCGTCTCGTACAGCCGTACGGTCACCACACACGAATCCCCGTGGACAAGAAGATCTACTGCTACTCGTTCTGTCTCTTACCGGAAGAACCCAGTGTGACGGGTTCCATAAATTTTAGCCGCGCAGATACCTCACATTTGTTGGTGACGCTGGATAAATCGTTCGCCAGTGGAACATCATCCGGTCGATTACAAATCTATGCGCGATCGTGGCAAGTCCTCCGAATCCAAGGTGGATTGGGAGCGGTGTTGTTTGCCAGTGGATGACCTGACCGCTATGGAAAAGCGCTACCAAACACCATGTGCCTTTGGCTTTTTAAAAACAGTTTCCATCCCAAATCAAGGTACTGGTCAGATGGTTCTTCGCCTCCTGGTGCTGCGGCGCAACGATGTTGGTGCGCGTTTCGCTGGGGTTCTGCGGGTCCTGCGGGTCCTGCGGCCACCCGATGTTGCCGTGGACCGGAGATTTGGATGCACTCGAGTCTGACGACTGGAGCGTCGCGAAGACGAGGTCGAGGACGTCAGTTTCATAGGAACACCTGTTGTATTGATATATACAACGCTCGATGGTGGAACATTGATCACGTTGATTGGAGGCATGGTATATAGTCTTTAAAAAGAAAATAATCATCGAATACGTAGGGCATCATCATTCTGCGTGAACATGGGTGAATATAGTTTCGATGGCACGTTGACATCGCCGCGATAGTACTCGTCCAGGTCTCTCGGAAGGTACCGATACACGACCTGCGCGTTCGTATTGTCGGTATCTTCTGTGCTCGAAGGATCTTCTCCAGTGACGATCTTGGCGCGTTGGTCAATCTGCCGTTGGCGGACCAAGACGGCGTTTCCAACGAGAAAAATGATACCCACCAGGAAGATGGCCAGAATAATCATACTATGATATCATGAATAAAAAAAATATTGTGAGACATCAGCAATGTCTGAGAATTCAGGGAGTGGTACGATGATGGTGGTCATCAGCATGATGATCATGTCATCGTGCGTCTCCAGTAGCGTCTCGTCAGGTGTCTTTGTGGGTGCAAACGAGGACTGGTTCACCGGGCAACTTTTTGATTGGATGGACGTTGGATGGTGGAAAGACGTCAAGAGCTGGTTCGGTCTGGGCACAAAGGCTCCGACCACCGCTGCAGCAGGTGTAGAACCGACCACGACCGCGGCACCAGGAGATGATGTGGGTAGTGAAGATAAACTTAGTGAGTCGAAATATAAGGATAATTGTGTGTATATTTATTCACAAGGAGACGCCAAGTCTGGGTACCTCGAGTCCGTTTGTGTGGATTCAAATAAACCACAAAGACTGTGGTCAGTTGAGGATAACACGGATAAGGATCCAATGTCCCTTCGCATCGGAAAGGAAGTCAAAGTCAATGTGGTGTTTGATTCGAACGTTGAGAAATCTCTATCTCTGAATGGTGAAGACGTGAACAAGCCCGTGAATTTACCCGAATCATGGGTGGGTCATTCACGAGCCATCAGTGCTTCGTACAAATCGTACGATTCGACAGGAAAACTCCAAAACGTGGGTGATGCTCGTGATGAAAAGGCCGTCTATTTATACGGAGACAACGATGGAAAAGCTTTTTTGACTGATATTCAAAGCAAGGCGAGTCGAAACGTGAATATCACGAAAAGCCAATTCAAATACATCGACTACACATCATCCATGCGCGTCGGGAAAAACGTCGAGGTGTTTTTATATGGTGGGGGAAAGGCCAAACGATTCCAGGGCTCTGGTACAAAGAATGTCATCAATTTAGATGGTCATGGGTTCAATGATAATTTGACTGAAATCATGGTGAAACGTCGTTAGATATCACACGCATCGAGGGGGCCTTCGACTTTCGAACTCTCCCGGCACACAAAGGCCAGGAGGCTATCGAAGGACCGCTCGTCCTCGAAACGAGTCACCTGACCCAAGGTGTTGATGTACATGATTGTTGGATACGATCTGACTTCACCGAGGTGCTGTGTAATGAACTCTTTATGAGCGTCGCCGTCTACGTGAATGACGGGGAGACTCTTACCCAATCGAGTGGCGAGTTGCTCCATCAACGGCTTGGCGCGACGACAGTGACCACACCACTCCACCCCGACAAAAACGAGGCTGGGGTATACGAATCCACGCGTTTCTATAGTTTGCATTGTAGTGTAGACATATATTTTTTTTTCAGTAAGCGGTGTTTGTGTAAAAACCATCGAGAAAGTTTTGCTTCTCGATGATATGGAATGGACATTCTCGATTCGCTGGACGACTGTACCGTCGTGTGTGGCCAGGACCACCACAGAATCAGGGCCAATACATACGTGCTGGTCCAGAACTGCGACGTGTTTCGCATGGCGTACGAAGATATGATGGACGATGAAGAGAGGGTGTTCACAGCGCCAAATGTTTCCGGGTCTGTGATGCAGCTCGTCGTCAATCTTCTTCACAAAAAAATTCAACCCGGAGATCTCACATCAATCGACGACATTCTCGATATTTTCGAAGCGCAACGGTACTTGGCGTGCTCGTACAAAAAGGCCAAAGTGTCCCAACAGCTCTGGGAACTGGTCCGACAACTCCCAGCGACTGTTGATGCGATGACCACGGTCACCAAGACGGCACCGCACCTCTTGGAATCGCACCCACGGGAGATATTGTCCAAAGCTAGGGTCGTTTCGCACATGCGGTTCCCGACGTACCGGCGTCTTTTTGATCACGTGGATATGACTCCGAAACTGGCCAAGACGTGTATGCTCGAGTGCATGGCACACTTCAGTCCGCTCCTGGTCCTCCAGGCTCTGGTGCACACCACCCCGACGGGCCTCAAGTTTCACACGGTACTCGAGTGCTTGAGTCTGTACAAGATCGGCTGCTACTTTCATCCCACAGAGTATTTTCTTGGTCTGCACATGCTGGCCGAATACAGATCACAGTCACAGCTCGAAATACCACCATACGTCATGGACCTCACCAAAGCAACACTGGACGCCTGTCACTCGGTCAATTCACCAGCGTGTTCCAGCACAGCAGATGGATCCCTGATCACCATCCAGGGCAAACCCAAGGCGTCATTTTTCATCCACCACAAGAAGATGAACCGCAAGGTCCGACTACAGTTTCAGCACAACGTGGGTCAAATTCATCGCGATGGGTCCGTTCTTGAATGCCGGTTCCTCTTGCGCAAGATGGGGGAGTACAGTCACGTGTCCAATAGCGCGCACGTGCGTATCATCTACATTCCAGAGGAAGACGACATACCCCTATACGAGAGGAGCGGGGAGCGTTGGATTCATGTGGATACCGTCGACCACGATGACCATGACGCGATCGATATTCGAGACGACTATGCTTCCGATATGGTGGCGTACATCCGCATCGATCTGTTCTGGCTCCATGATCCCGCGACTCCATTATAGTAAAAAAAATATTGCCCGTCAGTAGGTGATGTTTGTTTCAATTCCACGAGGACCCGAATCGGTTGATATCCCCTCACGTCTCGAAGAGCACACAACAAACACCAAGGACGGACTGTTCCTCCGTCCCAAGAGCGTCCAGGTTGAAGGAAACACGATTTATATCGAGGTGGAGATTCCAGAGACCGAGACAGTGGTGACGTTGGCGGAGGCGACGGCATCGAATGCGTATTTTACCATCGTGAGCGCTTCGTTGGATCTCATCTTTCGAGCCGCAGTGCACGGAATGTACCCCACGTTCACTCCCATCAACGGTGTGCTCTTCACCAGTCGATATGGTCACGTCAAGGCACACGTTGCCGGGGTCTTGGACGTCATCCCCCAGGAACACATCAAAAGCATCCAGACCGAGCTGCAAGGCATCCTCAGAAAGGACACCATAGTCCATCTCCAACAAAGTCAGCACATGAATCCATCAGAAGATCCGGTACGTGAGGCATCCATTATCGAGGTGCTCAAGAGAGTCGCGGTTGTGTTTTCAACACACGGTCTCAAGTACGACGAGCTGGTTCACATGTTTACGAAACTGGAATCCCTGCAATCCGGAGGGGAACCCGTCAGCACCCACCACCAACAGAACGACCCCATCCCATCTACGAAACCCAGATCAAATTCAAATCGTACTGAAAAAGAGTCTCGGTTCTCGATACCCATGGAAAAAGTCAACTCAAAGAAGACGAACACCCAACGTGTACATGATACACCACAGGGTGGTCTCGCACCACTCCGACAGGGACAGCAGCAGCAAACACATCAACCAGAAAAGAATATCATTCTGAAACAGATCGGTAATATGCTTTTGAATCACGGTAACCACAAGACTAATATCGTTCGATGGGAAGGAAGGCGGACCAACACCATCCCATCGTGGATGCGACATGTCTACGGTGAAAAACGCGCCAGGCGAATCCTCAATCGATTCGACGATGATGATGACAGGGAAAACAATACTGTCCCATCGTGGATGCGACATGTCTACGGTGAAAAACGCGCCAGGCGTATCCTCAATCGACTCGACGATGACGATGGTGATGGCGATGGCCACAAGAAGAAAAAAGGCATCAAATTCCGCACCATAAGCTTTGTGCCCACCAAATCATGGATACCTCGAAAACATTAAATTTCAAAAGTCTTCGGTGAGATGCGTTCAGTCTCGGTCGTCCGAGATTCAAAACTGTTATGAGAGACAATGGTTTTGAATCTCGATGCTTTTATAATCTTGAAAACCCTATATGAGACTTAAAAAGATTGTGGAAGTACGTGAGGGCCGCTTGACGCGACGCTTTTTCGGGCATCAAGCCGTGCCTCCATACGAAAGAGAGATTCCGGACTATTGGAATCTGTTCCGGGTCGACCTCGACTCAGAAACACAGCAACTACAAGATCCGTCTACCCCAGAAGAGATGGATGAAAATGCGTGGCTTTTTCTGAGGAACACTCGCAACGCGTTGTTACAGGAGTCGGACTGGACACAAGTCGGAGATATCCCCGTGGCCATAAAAGAGGCGTGGTTACCATACAGACAAGCTTTGCGGGACTTACCCAATACGACCGTTGACCCCAAGGCTGTCGCATGGCCCGAGGCACCTCTGACGTGATTGCGGTCGATCATCGATTCTGTTACCGTATTCGTTGAACGCATCGACACCAATCGCCGTCTCGATGAGGTTCCGTCGACGTTGGACGCAATTATCCGCGATTGTCCGAAATTGAGAGCGATGGTATCACATGCGACGATCCCGTCCACCTACAGGGTGGGTTGGAGAACCGATTGATCGAGGCATTCGATCTGCAGCACGCCATTCTGCGCGGTAATGAAGCTGTACGATGGCGTGGCATCCGAGCCAATCACCACGTTGCTCGATAAGATCGAGTACGAGGCCACACTCATCCTGATGATGTAGATTCTCATTTTATTTTTCCGACTAACTCACCTTGTGATAAATCATGAATCCATCGAGGACCTGGCCGTGGTTCCAGACACGGGTGTTGTTCCCCGCTGTACACGCCGGGGAAAAGGTCCCGGCAGTCGTGACCGTCACCAGCATCTGGGACGCGTAGAAAAAATACTGATAATCTGTGCTAACCAGGAAGTTTAAGCTCCCATAAGCGGACTCGATCCTCGCATTGTACGGTGAAGTTCCATTACCGCTACTGTTGGACAGTCGATGTTCCAGGACACTGCACACTGCCGTGCCATTGTTTTGGCGGTATGACGCAAAATCACTGTCCGATGTTATCGAACTAAACCGCAAGCTAATCCACGCTTTGCAAAAGACATCGTACGTTCCCACCTGCAACGTGGGTGGATTCTGCAGAAAGTTCGTGTACACGCTCGTGCTGAGCGTAAAGTTCAACGAGCTGGAGTTTTTGACGAATCCGCTTCCTCCACTACTCACAGCAAGGTCGTAGACTGCTTTCACGGCACTGGAGGTCGCTGCTATAGTGGTGGATGTGGATGAGGTACTATCGGATAACTGAACCACCCCCTGACTCGTTGTCGATGCCGTGGGTAACCTCGAAACGTCGACCGTCCCCGAGTCGATATTTGATGCGTTGAGATTCGTCAGTCCCGACCCGTTTCCGGAGAACGAGGTGGCCACCAGACCCCCGGTCATCGTATCACCGCTTTTCGAGACCTTGGCACTTGCCAGGTCGTAGGCAGCCTTGACAGCGTTGGATGTCGCTGCCGTGGACGTCGATATGGAGTTGGTCGCGCTGCTCAGCTGCACTACCCCCTGACTCGTTGTCGATGCCGTGGGTAACCTCGAAACGTCGACCGTCCCCGAGTCGATATTTGATGCGTTGAGATTCGTCAGTCCCGACCCGTTTCCGGAGAACGAGGTGGCTGTGAGGCCACCAGTGATGTCAACAGCGGTCGGTGTGATGGTCATATATACATTCCCGTCCGAGATGATGGAAATCTGGTTCTGTTCGAGCACTATACCGTTGGCCGTCACGGTCAAATTAGCATCAATGAACTCACTATTCTGGAGCAAATAGTCTACATTGGCCTCGATCGTGGTAATATTTGACTCAATCACGGATACATTACCTTCAAGAACCTCGATGTTTCCTCGAACCGAGATGATATTGGAATCGATCAACGAGTTCACGTTACTCTCGAGGTTGGCAACATCCTGTTCAATGGTGATGATGGTGCTTTCGATCGATTGGATGTCGGTGGTTGTTAGAGTCAGTGTACTTTCGAGGACCAGGACGTCCTGCTCAATCGTGGCCACATTTCCTTCGAGGATGAGCACATTACTCACCGGCGCAATGGTGACGTTTGCAATGTTGATGGTGACATTTACATTGTCAACCAAACTCCGTAATGTCGAATCAATGATTTGAACGTCATTGGTAAGTGTGTCGAGTCGCTGCAACGGGTACGACGTCATGCTGTCGACCAACATTTTATTTTATTCTTCACGGAGAAGGGTCGGTAAGTTCCCGGTGCAGTCCGGATATATAGGCGAACGCGACAGGTGTCTCGAGGAGACATCCACGTCGTTCTCCCGAGGTCCACGACGATGCTTCGAGTTCGAATGCGTCCCGGAGGGACTGTGGATCAACCTCGTGGTTGAACACCTTCGAAGTCTCGATCCACCCCTTGGGAAGGACGTCGCGAGCCGTGTTGGCCACGGCTGTGTTGCCCCCCACCACGTGCGCAAAAACCACATTGTACCAATGACACCCGAGGAGTCCGCGTGGGAGCGTGCTCAAATACGTGGTGTAGGGTGTCGTCCTGGGTTGCTGAATCAACTCATCTCTCCATGCTGCTTCCAGTTCCAAGAAGTAGAGTTCTTCATCGAGCGCCTCGACGAAATCAAACTTGGGTTGCACGGGGAAGCGCTCGAGCGCGAGATGAATGTGCTTTTGGTGGGTAATCCATCGAACGTAGCCCTGGAATGTCGGTTGTCTCGTTCGGAGGATGGGTGGATCGACGTGGCCTCGGAGTTGTGTGGCACTGTGAAGCGCGATAGTCTCGTTTCTCAGGGCGTCGACAAATGGATGTGCTGTCATATAGGGTCATCTGGTATTATAAAATTCAAAGGTTTATCATCTCATTACTAGTGTAGCAGGGCAACCTTGGACGTTTTCGATGAGGTCTTGGACGCCTTGGACTTCTTCTGATTGGCACTTTCTTTCGTATACTCGTAGAACATGGAATGACCGATTTTGAACGGCGCGCGAGGTTTGGCCTTGTACCAAAAAATGCATTCATTGATTTTCGTCGAATTGGAACTGTTGTCGAGAATCAGCGCTCGGTAGTCGGTCGTGCATGCGTCCATGATCTGGTTGAACATAGCAAAGTTGGGCAGCATCTGAAAAAACGTCTTGTACAGTTTCTCTCGATGTAAGTTATCCTTGAGAAGGATAATAATATCAATATTGGCCCGAAACGCGGGACTGACTTCTAAAAAGTACTGAAGTGAGATGTACACGCTGATTTTCCAGTGTCGACCGTTCATGAGGAGCTGCCGGATCAGCGGTTTGCTCCACACCTTCCGGTCAAACGCGAGGTCATCGAGGATCACATACACACTCTTGGCCGTACCGTCGACCGTCATAGTGCGTTGTCTGTCCACCAGCCGCTGCAGGGCCCTCTCGTCAAAATCGTTATAAATAAAGGTTGGTGGAATACCAACCTCTCGCTCGTAAAATCGATTGCCCTCCTCAGTCCCGCTCATCACAATCCCCGCAAAGAATCGGTTGCGGTGATTGTACAGCCAATCCTTGATCAGGAACGATTTCCCCGAGCGCCGTTTCGCGATCGCGACCGCGACCATGTGTTCCGGGGCATTGGTGGGATCGTACTTTTTGATGTTGAGCGTCGCCACGTCCATCTCTGATGGATGGAAAGATTTCATTCCGCGAGAATATTCTCCATTTCTATAGTAGTAGTATGTACGACTTCATCATCGTCGGTGGTGGGCCCTCGGGTCTCACGTGTGCGACCTACCTTCCCGGGAACAGCCTCGTACTCGAGAAACGAACGCAGGTCGGTGGTTGCCATCGCGTGCAGTGGCGGGACGGGTTCTTCAGCGAGCACGGACCTCGGGTGTATCATGGTGGCTACGTCAATTGGGAACGATTGCTTAAGGAGCACGGCCTCCGTTGGCACGATGTGTACCGACGCACCGACTATTCGCCGGACCACCTGGACGGGAAACGATGGTACCAATGGATGGGATGGCGAACTCTCGGAGTCATGACCGTCGCAAGTGTGGCCTACTGGTTGGGTCTTCCGGTCCGTGGATCCGTCCGGGATGCCCTCGACGCGTGGGGCGTTCGTGGAATGGACCGGCGACGCATCGATACAGTGTGTCGGTTCAGCGACGGTGCTGGGATCGATCGGTACCGCTTGCGGCAATTCATCAGCGGCTTTGACTATCACTCACTTTATTCTTTTTATACACCCTCACAACCCCTCGATCAAGGTGTGTGGACGCCGATACAACAGAGCCTCGAACGACGGGGTGTGGTGGTCAAGACGGGTGTTGGGGTGCAACGGGTCTTACACGATGGTACCCGAGTTCGAGGGGTGGTGACCAGCACCGGTCGTCGGATCGAGGCCCGGAATGTGGTACTGTGTCTTCCTCCCAAGGCGGTGACGAGGGTCCTGCATGCCAGTGGATTGCAATCGTACGGATCGCTGGCCAAGGCCACGCGGTACATACCCTATTGGTCCTACGCCGTGCACCTTCGTCCCGAGGTGCATGATGTGGTGTCGGTCGACGGTTTCCTCGAGACACGTTGGGGTCTCATCTGGATGGACCTCGGGATGATGGGGCACACCAGGGTGCTCAGTGTGGCTATCACCAGGGTACCCAAGGGTCTCGGGGACGATGCCGTGATTGCCGAGATGCTGCGACAGCTGCCTCTGACTCCAGAGGCACGCGCCTCCATCGTTCGCGTGGTCCCCACCGCGGAATCGGACAGTGCCACCGTGGATGCCGAGGGGACCGAGGCCTTGCCGCAGGTCCATCCGCAGGTCCAGGGACTCGCCATGGTGGGGTGTGCCAATCGGAGGTCCCGGTATGGGTTCACATCGATCGAGTCGGCCGTGCAGAATGCCATGGTGTTTTGCAACGTGCGCCGAAAGCAGCCGTGGACGCTCTGGTGGATCACTGTGGTGATCTGTGTGATGGCATTGTTTGTGTCGTGGTTGATTTTGGCGTACAGCTCTGTATCTCGAGGAGTTGGCATCGTATGAAGTAGAGTATGATTACTTTTTTCAGCCTTGATAGTCGACTACATCGTCCCTAACGTCCTGTCCTGAGTCGCATACTTGTCATATGATGCGCTGATCAACCTTCTGCTTCCTGGTTGACACTCTGGTGTAGATGATGGACTAGTAGCAGTGTCACCTCCGGATAATCTTGAGAGAAGATACAATATCATTCCAGGATGCTTCATCTGATTCACAATTCCCAGTCTCGTTGATACATTTTTGGGTTAAATCAACCCATACACCATCTTGGAGTGTGTTCCCGTTAATGACTAGTCGACCTCCACCTGAATTTTCGTGTTCGTATAGTTCCAGAATTAAATCTTTACCTACACGAGCTGCGGAAATTTTGTCATGAAGGTGTTTAAATTCAAGATTTAGGTCAATTGTTCGATTGTCTTGGTCCTTGTCGAGGCAAATTCGTTCCGTTTCCCCCTCGGGGTTGTTTGTCGGAGTATTATTCATCAGAACAATACATGAATCGCTCACATACCCTGGATCTTTTGTCAAACTTTCAGAAGATTCTGATTCCATCTCTCCTGTAGATTTACCGTAATATCTCCGGTATATAATTATTCCGATTGTCATGAGCAACGGAATCAGAAGAGAGCAGATCATCATTGACATCGCCATGACCATGGTCATGCCACTATTTGATCCCATACTAAAAGGTATGAAAAAAAATCGAATATCGTATAGGGTCCAACAAATCTAGGTTGTTGTCGTTGTGTTGGTCGTGAGGAGGCATCTGTTCCAAGGAACGTTGGCGAAATCATACGGCAACTTCGATTCTGTATAGGACTGATTAGAAGGTTCCAAGGTAGAGTTCAAATTTACACATGTATGTATGTGTTTGTTTGTGCTTTACCATTGCGGTCTCGGGAACCTGTGCTTCATGTACCGTTTGGGACGTGTATCCTTTTCACACCTAATAAACAATGTTTTGTGCTGCAACCCGTCATTCACCGCTCCTTATTCGCTTGGGCGCCAGAGACGTCAAAGGCCGCCTCACGAGCGTTCGGACCGAGTCGTCCTTTCGGGAAGCCTTGCGCGACGCCTTGGGAGATGACGCGAAAAAAATAGAGGCCTTGATTGCCGAGAACGAATCCAATATCACCGATGTGGTGCTGGACGCGGGACGGGCTCCTGTGGTGTACTTTTCATCACGGGAACCTCCATGTTGCGTATCGATGATTCCTGTGGAACCGGAACGATTGGCGGATTTGTGGACCTCGGCGGTGGGTACGTCGAGGACCGCAGACATCTCAAAGGATACGCACCGCACGGGTGTGTGTATGACACGACCGCTGGACAGACTCAGCAAAATGCACCATTTCGATGGGTCCATCAGTGGTCTGACGTGGCGGGTTGCCACACACGAGCCGATCGAGTTGCCGATCGATCTCCAGACCGCGCTCGTGGACAAGCAGAATACGCTCATCTACGGACCGCCGGGGAGCGGGAAAACCACCATGCTGCGCAGCATCGCGCGGTACTGCAGCGATACACTCAAGGAGCGTGTGGTGGTGGTGGACCAGTCCGGGGAATTGGGCGGCTTTCACCCGACGACGGATATTCTCGGCTTCTTCACCAGACGCCTCTGTGTCACCGGGGGACAGACGCACGATGCCGCCATCATGGACGCGATTCGGAACCATACACCGACCACCATCATCGTGGACGAAATCGTGTCACCAGCCGATGCGGCAGCAGTGTATTCGGCCGCATCGAGGGGCGTCCGGGTGATTGCGACCATTCACGCCAGAGCGTTGGACGAGATTCTGTTCAATCCAGTGTGTCATATGCTCGTGGGTCGTGTGAAGGACGCGACCATCACGGACGCCCGTGCCAAAGGAATGAAGGGGAAGAAGACCCTGCGTGAGCGAACGGTACCTGTGACGTTTGCTCATGCGTATGCGGTCCACTATCGGCAGCTCGATACGGATGTCGGGACAACGATTGATTCTATGTTGTAAATGTCATGTAACAGGCCATCAGGTCGCTTACTTTCTGGGCGCCCACAGATTCGTGGATGCCTGGCGCTTGACGCCTCCACTTCGTTTATTGTTAGGTGGTTTCTTCTGTTGCGGATGTCCTCCCCGGAACCATGACCTGGTTGCCCGAAACAACGCCATTCTCTCCGCTCTCGGTATCTTCTTCAGTTCCTCGTCAATGTCATCAATACACTTGGCAAACTCTTTCCCAAAGGCGTCCCAATTATTTTGTGGCATGCCCTATACTATCATACCAGAAAATATTCACAGGCAACATGTCAACATTCGCTCTCGACGAGGTCGTCTTGTACCACGACCGCCGTAAAGGCGTCTATCGAAAGGCGACGGTAGTCGCCGTCGATCGAACGGTTCATCCACCCAGCTACACCATAAGGTTCAAAGTCCGAAATGACCGCATCACTCGTGATACGGAGGAGCATCGGCTCCTTCCTTGGCCGGTCGTACCTACACCCGAAACCGTTTCTTGAACGCGGTAATGGCGGCCTTGAGCGTTCGCTTTTCCCACAACACATACCGCGACAGCGTGGCCGCGGTGGTTGGATCTTTCCACGATTCTGTGGCGCCATGTCGCTTGATGTAGGCCGCTCGCTTCGTATTGCCCAGCGCATGGCTCTGTGTCGAGTACTTGATAAAATCGCCACATCCCTTACCACCGAAATGGGTTTTGGTTACAGTGTCCCCATGTGTGAACGTGGCGACATACTTCTTGGCCTTCCTGGTGCTTGGACGCACGCTCTCGAGTTTCATGATACAATGCAAGGTAAAAAATCTCACTTGGAATCTTGGACTCTATAAACACGATTGCCTTTGACACTGATGATATTGCCGCTCTGACCAACAACATCCACCAGGGATGTCAGCGCTTTCTCGACGTTCTTTTTATCTGGGTACGTCAGCGTCAAATTGACGTTCATCGAGTACACCCTGTTACCGGACGAGCCCCCTGGTTTTTTGTAAATCGTCAAGGAATTGTCGTCCGAGAGCAAGTAATCCAGACGCGTTCCGGGTTGAATCGCGGAAAAAGTATGCTTCAACGTATCCCGCTCGAGGAACACGTGTTGAAACTTTTTACCTGCCAATTCCGGGTGGATGTATCCGTCTCGGGGGGCCTCGCGTATGTTGGATTGGAAAAAGTCCCGTCTCGTGATGGGACTCTTGGCCTTACGATTTGATCCGAGAATACGCTGGAGCGTCGACTTGTGGTACACGTGATGAATCTTGGTATCGGAGACGTCCGGTTTCAGGTAGTATGCTTCTTTGGGATTGACACTGTTCTTCGTAATGGGGTCTGTGTAGTTGGTGTCGCCGGAGATCCGATCATATCGTCTGTTGCTGGCAATGGCCATTTTGAGAATCCTATACACGTATAGAAAGATTATTTTCACGCAGGATTCATGGCCACGATCCCACTATTCAGTCCATGAGCGACACCGAGCCAGGCGAGGTATGGTATCAGGAGGAGACCCGCCACCTGATCGACCTGCCAAAAGGCCACGATAGTCACGAGGACAGCCGCGATAAGGACCCGTAGGATGGTTAACGCCTGTGCATATTCACCCAGACCGAAAAAGACTGGAGTCCATGAGACGTTGAGTGCCAGTTGAATTGCGTACAGAAGCATGGGCACGCTCATCAGGGACACACGGTCGGCGACTCGTGCGGACGCGTAGCCCATGGAGAGGTACAGGATCGTCCAAACGATCGGGAACACGTACGATGGTGGCGTCCAGTCCGGTTTCTTGATGGCGTCGTAGGTATCGTTTGGTTGGGAAGCCACTATGAACGACACCAACAATGGTGCAACGGTGAGAGCGGGTGTTTGTAGGGTCATGGTTGTGATATATGTATGTCGAGAATATATTTCTATCCGGAAGAGTGTAGGATTTCAAGCGACTGGTATGGAGTTCTATTTTTTAAAGGCTTTCCAAGATCCAAGAGCCGCACACCTGGCCTCTTTTGTTACATCTGTGACCCCGTCACCGAAAACCTCGTGATGACATTTTGTCGAGTCCGGTTGGAACCCATAATTAGCAATCGAACAACCACTTGGTTTCAACGTTAAGAATGAACTCGGTGATCTATGATGTTTCGTCCACGGAGATATAATCTTACATTTAGTGGTTGTCCCCGACTCACCAGTTTGACCACCATTCTCTCCTGGTGTAGCATTTCCCTCGACGTTGTTCATATATAAGTTTTCATAAGCAGTAAAGTTTAAATTTCTACCCACTTGATATTTACGAACGGGTCCTCCATATCCATATTTTTTTTCATCTTTTACATCGACCCAATATTCTCCCATACCGTTTTCGGCGCCTTTGAGACAATAACGGTCCAGCTCTTTATCTTCGTCACCATAGAAAACAACACAATTTTCAACTCCAGATGTACTCTGATTCACTGTAGGACTTGCAGAGGAAGGTGGAGTTTCCTTTTCGGTTTCTTTGATTTTGCATCCCTTTCTGTATTTTTCGATACACGACTTTCGTTTCGATCCACGGAGATTCAGACAATCGATACGAGCCCCAGCTTCACAGCTTATTGGGTACTCACCATTCGCAGACGTCCACGTTCCACCACTAGCGATGCATTGCGTTTTTAACGTGGCTACACAGGTATCGTGATCGTCCACGGTATAGTCCGAGGTGAAATCTGCTACGGATTTGCATGTATCTATTGCTGTATCGATACAATTCATTTGTGCCCCGGCCTCTGGAGCCACGGACGCCTCAGGATCACCAGGCGCCACAGAGGGATCGGATGCGCCAGGTGCTCCCCATCCACTGATGAGTAAAAAGTCTAAAAAGTCAAAATCGATAATGTGTTCATTGACAAGTGCCACAATACCACTCACGCCACTTGAGCAGAAGACAAGAGATCCGACGATCATCATCATCATCATCATCATACCATTGGAGGATGACATGCTATACTACGAGAAAATAAATTCATAGACAAAATTTTTAATTTTGGTGTATACATTATGGGTATGATTGTGTTGAGACTTTTGGTTATCGTGGCCCTTATATGTATCGTCCTCCAACAGTCATGCTTCGACTCATTCGCGGCGATCAACGACACCAACGCTCCTCTACAGGATACCATCTTCATTTCAATCGCGAGTTACCGGGATAGTGAGTGTAGCACCACCATCAGGGACATATACACCAAGGCCAAACACCCCGAACGAATCTTCTGCGGTGTGTGCGAACAAAACTCCGAAGACCTCGAAGAAGCCTGCATTAGGGACCATACCGTCCCGATGCAAAACATTCGTGTGATACGGATACCACACACCCAGGCCAAGGGACCCACCTATGCCAGGTACATGTGCTCCAAATTGTGGCGAGGAGAAACCTACTTTTTACAGATCGATTCACACTCGACCTTTGTCCCAGAGTTTGACGAGATTCTGATCAACGAACTGAGCAAAACACCCAATCCACAGAATTCGGTGCTCACGTCGTACCCACATGATAAGGGCGCATACGACGTCAATGAGACAAGCTCCACGGTGATATGCAATGGTAAGTGGAATGACGATGGACTGCCCATTTTCGAGGCCGTGGTCAAACCGGCCACATGGTTCAAAGAAAAGCCGGCACCCACGGGCTTTGCCAGTGCCGGTCTGCTCTTTGGACCCGGGGAGATGCTCCGTCGGGTGCCCTACGATCCCAACCTCCCACATCTGTTTCAGGGTGAGGAGTTCCTGTACACCATCCGGTTGTGGACTAGTGGGTACGATCTATTCTCACCGTCCCGAAACGTCGTCCTTCACCACTACCTGCGCGCGGAGAAACCAAAGTATTGGACCGATATGCCCAAGGCGTACGATGCCGGGCGGAAGCAAAGCATCGAGCGTGTGAAGCGGCTCGCCGGTATATCACACCCGGTCATTCCTCCGGGAAAGGATCCGTTCGGCCTGGGAACGCAGCGCACGATGCGGCAGTATTGGAACTTTGTGGGTATGGACCCTCGGGACAAGAAGCCTGGGGACGCGTCCAAATTCTGTAGATGAATATCTTATCCTCCCATGAGACTCGGCATGGCCATAAATATCATGGCGATAGAGAGGATCCCGGATGACGATATAGATACTGGTATGAGCAATGGTTGAAGACCGGCAAAAACATTACTCAACACATTTCCAATATTTGAGGACGCTTGTCCTGTCAAATTTCCCGCGGTCTCTCCTCCTTCGGGAGTGAATAAGAGATACGATCCTACCGCTCCTAACGCTAATGCGGACCCAGCACTCATACCTTGCTTACCAACGGTAGAAGCACCCGCAGCCACCGCTCCAGGAGCACCCATACCTACAGGGGTACCCATGGCCACTCCTCCAGGAGCACCCACAGGTTGTCCCACAACCGTGTTTCCGGAAGTATTTGGTGGGGGTTTAGATTTATTACCAAATACTTTTGACATTGATTTCTTTGTATGGGATGGCAATATTTTATTTTTGCGATTGTTCGTATTGCTTGGATGGATGTGATAGTACTGTAGTTATGTAAACCTGTCGGATACTTCTACAACAAGAATTTCTTCAAGTCGATGCGACATCGTATTCTGTAGCATCGACTCTGTATACAGCCTTGGTTGAGCAGAATCTTCATACGGATCCGGAGGTCGAACAACATTGGCACTCTCTATGCAGAAAACGCAGGAGGATGTTCAAGGGTTGTTTGACGGAACTTGAACATGCTGTGGAAGAGGCGGAAACCAGAGCGAAAACCATTAAGCCGCTGGCCAAGAATACTGGTGTTCTACTAGCAGTGACAGAATTGAGCCAGGAACAGTCGTGCGAATCTGAATCCTTCTGATCAAAGGATAAGAAGGATCACCTCTTTGGCGACTATTTATCTAGAGACTCTGACACGGTCAAGTGACCGAACCCGATGAAGTCGACATCATGACCATACTCATCGAGAAGACAAAAACACTTGATACAAACACCACAACAGCTGGGATCAAAAACTTCTCCGAATATATTGGATCTTGTTGTTGTTGTTGTGCTCCTCCTGAATCTTCCATCATCGCTGCCTGTTGAACACTAATTGCGCGTTGGACGTAGTACTGGTTTGATAGGGCTTGATCTTTGGGAAAGATACTTTCTCTTTCAGTCAAATTATTCAGACCAGGCCCTAAAAGTAAGGCCGCTGTTAAACCAGTGTTCATACACTTGCACATTATTTTATTTTCTAGGGACGTCACACACAAATTGGATTCCATCGACACGATCACCACACGTAGTTCGAATTTCACTTATAATCTTCCCTGGTGGACATGTACCTACTTGTTTCTGTTTCTTATGGTTCACAGGATCGGTGAGTTTATTTCCTTCACCACCAGCCCATCCTGTCTCCTTCCCTTCCGCTGAGATCAAGTTGAGACCGCAAATTCCAGATTTAGGGCATCCCGCGTCTTTCCCCCCTGGAATCACTTCCCAACCAGTGATTCCTGTAGGAGACATGAGTAGGTAAGGTGACCAACTTTTTTCAGCAAAACCAGGCTCGATAGTATTATCGATATACTCTTGATACAACTGACCATCTTTTGGATCGATACCCAGACTTGTAAATTTAAAATCTCCCGTGAAAAAGTCTCCGAAAATACCTCCAATGCTTTTGAATATTTCAATAAAATTAAAGAAACTAGTTTTCCCACATCCCCCCGGCGCCCCAACTTCATTCTTAGGGAATGCATTTGTAACCTCACCGAAATCTGGACGAGAGCAAAAGGCATGGAGTGCGTTTGTCTGGGCATTCTCATCTTCACCCCCATGAAGAACGATTCCAGTGATATTTTGACTTGTGCCTTCTGGACATTTTGCAATCTTCCACCCTTTATCGTATCCGTAGACTGGTGATTCCCACGGTCCGGGTTCTATCACTGGTGATCGTCGACATTGTAGCTTCCCAACGTCATTTCCTTTATCCCAATCGCATCCAGTGTCGCTCCATCCATCTGGACATTTCCACGTACCGTTGGCATCCTGTTCACGTGCTGTGTACTCGTACCCAAATATTGGCTTATTATAGTTCTCTGCTTCGACACAAGACCCCGCAGCTACTGGACCATCGGTGATTGTATACCCCCGAGCACCTAGATTACCCGACCCAGGAGAACTCTTCGACCGCCGGATTAGGATGAAGACAACGATTCCTATGCAAAAAAATAAAAATCCACTCATCGACATCATTGACATCGAGAAAATCATAGGAGATTGTCCCATAGGAAACCTGATACCATTGGGCAACTTTTTTTTTACGTCCCATCAAAAGCATTCGTTGATAAGGTATCTGCAGATACAACGGTTTCCAACAGACATCAATAGGTTATATATCGGTCCAACCAAGTGGGTAACCCATCAACCATTCGTAGAAGACTGGGTTGACGTACCCCCCACGCAGCTCTGGGGGTGTATCGGTCGCGAACCGCATTTGAGTGGCAACGTCGCGTCGACTACGGTCCGTGAGCACCCTGTTTGCACCGGTGGCATGTGTTCGAATAGTGTTCCACCCTTCGATGATGATGGGTGAGGTGATGGGAGGCGACGATAGTCGTGCTGTTCCCGGTCTCGAGGTGAACGCACCGGGGTCCAGTACGTGTCGGGGCGGAACGTACCCCTCATCGACCAAAGTGGGGGGTTTGGTATTCTGGAGGTGGACGCCCTTCAGAAACACACCTACTGTGGATGGTGTGGAGGCAGCCACGGTGGCCACACAACGCACGTACGGAAACGACGTCCGCGTCATCAGATCGTGCCTGGACAGGGTGCACCCCGTCCACAGAAACAGAAACGCCAATCGTGTCATCTCCGGGATGACGCTATTGCCCAAGAGCCTGACCCGCGTCGTGATGTGTGGGGTACGTGTGTTGGTGAACCGGGGTGGTTCGGGAACCTTTGGTTCAACGAGACTCGACGAGCGTGCCTGTAGGGTTCGTTCCTTTGCTCCTCGGCATCGGCGCTTGGTGAACAGAAAGTAGGCGCGCGATCGTTTCTGTGGACAGCCCACATCATAACCGTGCATGACCACGTAGCGACCGTCATACCCCATGGAGTCAAAGGTTGCCACGATGTGCTCGAGATCCGTGCGGTTCTTCGAGTGTAGAAGGGCCGTCACGTTTTCCAGAAACACAAAAGGGGCCTTGGTCGACGCGACCAACCGAAATACCTCCGATACGAGTCCGGACCCGGGATGGTCGAGACCTTCGCGTTTGCCAGCGTGACTAAACCCCTGACATGGGAAGCCGCCGATGATGAGGTCGACGGTGCCTGTGTGTAGGTGGAGGGTACGGACGTCGTCGTGAATGGGGGCCGTGGGAATGCGGTTGGTTGTCATGAGGCGCTCGAGTCTCGTTCGAGCTGCCGGATCCGTCTCGCAGTACATATGCGGCACGATACCCAGGGGATGGAGGGCATATGTCATTCCCGCGATACCCGTGAACAGGTCCAAGGATCGCATTCTACATTACACGTGAGAAAACAAAGAGAGTGCCTTTTCCACCAACGACGGCGGAAAGATGAATTCCTTGATGTCGTCGTGGATGGTGTCCTTATGGTGCATGACGTACTCGCGCAAGCTGCGTCTCTTACAGCGCTCGCTGAGCACACAAGTAGATTCCCATTCGTAGTCCCAATCCCGGCATCGCGTCCGTCGTGTCTACAATACTTTGCTTTTTGGACGTCGAAACGGGGCACGCGAGGCCTTTCAGATGTGTCCAGAAAAGTAGGCATCTGGTACAAGGAACTATGGATCTTTTTTTAGAAACTTTTATGAACGAGAAAAGTAATTACAATTTCTTCTATAGAAAGTTTCCAAAAAAAGATCCATAGTTCCTTGTACCAGATGCCTACTTTGCCTTTTGGACGTCGAAACGGGGCACGCGAGGCCTTTCAGATGTAGATGTCGTCCAAAAAGTAAACGAACCAGATGCCTACTTTCTCACCGGCTTCGAGGACCTCGAGGACCCCAATGTCCTGGAGATCATCATCATGAAGTCATCTCACTCACTCTCTTGACCAGCTCGCGGTAATAGTCTTGACAATCGACGCGTATCACACCAATCAACGGTGAAAGCCGTTCCCAAAACAAACCCCGGGATACTTTGGACATGAGATCCTCTGTCGACTGGTCGGTCACGATCGCTCTCCACGTATCACACACCCTCATCAGATTTTCGTCTGAGGTCGTAACCAACCGGCTGAACACCAGATCGAACACCTCAGGGAAGAATGTTTCCAAAAGGTAGCGCTTGGCGACGTCCTCGGACGTGATTTGGCATACGTTTATTGACGATATCAATCCGTAAATTTTGGACGGTCCAAAGCGCCATACGATTTCGTACCCATACGGTGCTTCGGTAGATGTCACCTTGAAGATAGCGATGAGAATATCTTCAAAACTCTCGACTCTCAACAGATGATTCAAGAACCCAATCCTCTTTGAGGCTGAACGCAGGATGTCATCTGCTCTGAAGCTCAGAAGAAACACATTTGGATGGGTCTGCATCTTATGTCGATATATGATCGAGACATAGTAGCTATACATGTAATCCGGTAAATTCTCCACGAGATGGGGTGGATATTTCTGATTCGATCTCGGGAGACGCGCCCCGGCAGTGGGCGTCGTTTGAATGATCGCATCCAAACCATACGGTGCTCCGACACCGTCGGGGTGACGCGATACTACATGCTTGACGACGCTTACCCTTTGGGTGGCGATGTACGAGCATTCGGAGCATTTCCATACCTTGCACCGCTTTGAAAACTGAACCATGATGATTTATGAATGCCGGTGCTCTCGGAGGCACCTGTTACATAGACGTAACTCTCGAGTATATGTTGTGATAGACCTCGAAATCAACCTCGATCACACGGATACACGGTAAAAGACGTCCCCAAAGATCATCTCGGGATACCTTGGACATGAGATCATCCGTCGATTCGTGCATCACAATCGCTTCCCACGTGTCACACACCCTCTTCAGATTGACGTCCGCCGAATCCGACATTCGATTGAACATAAGATCGAACGCTTTTGGGGAGAATGTCTCGAAAAGATAACGCTTGGCATCGTCCTCGGACGTGATTTTACACATGTTCAGGGGCGATAGCAGTCCGTATATTTTGGACGCTCCGAAGCGCCATATGATATCGGATCCGTTCGGCGCTTCCATCGAGGTCGTCTTGAATATGGTGACGAGAATATCTTCAAAACTCTCCACATCCACCAGACGGTTGAGGAGCCCTTCCATCGTCAAGGCTGAACGTAGGATATCATCTACCCTGAGGCTCAAGCTGAGGCACGTGGAGTGCTTTGTATACCGATATAGGGTCGAGATATAGTAAGGGCGTTTGTCATCTGACAGATCATTGATGGTGTAGGGCGGGCGTTCTCGATCCAGATCCGTGATGACCGGATCGTCCTTATCGTCGGTCTGGATAACCGCGTTCGACGCCTCCGGTGCTCCATTGTTGTCGTGACACCTTCGTATATGCTTCCAGACATTCTCACTTCGAATGGCGATGTACGAGCATTTCGAGCATTTCCACACCTTGCACCGCTTTGAGACCATAATGAAGAATTATTGTAACATAATAATGGTATGAAATGGGCCATGGCCCATTTCAAATGGAAACAATCACGCAAAACGACGCTGACAATCACCGGGGCGGTGATTCGCGGGTGGCGTTTGTTGACCTGTACCAATGCACCGGCTGTCAGAAATACTTCAAGAATGTGTCAAACCTCGGCTCCCATCTCAAGACGTGTCTCCACCGGGGCGGGAAAAGGAAGATTTCATGTCCTTTGGATGCCTTTTTGAAAGGCGCTTCTCGTGAGGAACCAGAGCAACCAATATCCGTTGACACACCCACGGTCGAAGTGATGATCACGCGCATCATGAAGGATCTGAATCCGATCGATATCCAGGACTACGATGCGAGGACAGCGTACCTCTTCGACCATGAGAAGGGACGGTACGTACGGGAATACCTCACCGAAATTGGAATCGATCATGGTCCGGTGATGGAATTCATACAATGTATCAACATAATGACCGGAGGGATTGCCCCAGAGCACTTTCGATCCGCGATGCGTTTTCTCACGAAACGTACGACGTATATTGCGTGGAGGGTGGGTGATGACATCCTTATTCGTCGAAATACGCCAGAGGGTATTATGGACTTTTTGAAAAGTTGCTACATGTTTCATCAGGAACTGATTGACCGAGCGACTCTCCATGAGGATGAGGATATCCGGCTGTGGGGAAGGGCTATGCAGAGCTCCAGCAATGCATTGAGAAAACGTGGCCAACGAACAACGTTCTCTTTGTGTGACTTGGTCTTTGGAAAGGTGCTGTACCCTCCCATGAAGAGACAAGTGCTCACAGCCATCGACTACATCGCAACGTTTCCACTCGATACGAGGTTGTGGTGACCCACGAGACCTGTGCGATTGTGTAAAAAAAATCTCACCTTTATCGTAATGAAGACTTCCGATTTTAAGCGCATCAAGGACGGACGCCTCGATCGTCTCAGGCGCCACGTCTTCGACGCGTCCCTCACACCGAAACAGAGACGCGAATTACGCAGGGAGGTTCGACGCCGCGAACGGTTGTCCAACCAACATAAGCTCGACCGGCACCTGAAGAACAGGATCAACACGACGATTCGAACGTCGACCACCCCACATACCGTTCGATCTACGGCGTCCCGGTACAAAGACGTTATGACGAACGCCCAACGATCGAATATGCACACCCAAGCCAACATCGTTCGAAAAGTCACCGAGGCCAAGTACCTCGAGCAATTCGAGAAGAATGGGAATTACAAAAAGCTTTTTGCGTCGCTGCGTGAATTGAAACGCTTGATTACACGGGCAAAAAACAGCATGTCATCGAAAAAATAAATAATACTGGTACACCTTATACATGCCAGCAACACACAGGAAACAGCCAATCAACGTGATCAACGTCCCGCCCAACTCGGTGGTGTACATCAATAC